TCTGATACAGCAAGTAGCTTGGACGTGGTTCTTTCGTACATCGATACAATTAGTTCGTAGGAGGAACAATGACGGCAATAGTAAATGGAATCCAATACATTGGAGGTCAAACGGCTCCAAATGAATTTATAAATAATCAAGCGTCCACGATCGATGGTACGCAAACAATAGATAGTGCAGTTCTAGCTGGACCTATCACTATTCCTGCAACAATAACAGTAACAGGGACATTGGTAATCGTATAATGAGTAAAATAGAAGTAAATACAGTTGCACCACAATGCGGAACTACTTTAACACTAGGTGAATCTGGTGATACAGTAACTTTAGGAAGCGGTGCTAGTCAATCTGGTTTTGGTAGAACAGGTTCTGTTAATTGGAATACAACTGCAAAGACAGCGGGATTTACAGGAGTAAGTGGTAATGGATATTTTATAAATACGACATCAGGACCAATTACAGTTAATCTTCCAGCTTCACCAAGTGCTGGAGACATAATGGCTGTAGTAGATTATGCAGGAACAGCAGATACAAGTAATATTACAGTAGGTAGAAATAGTTCAAACATAAACGGAGCTGCTTCTGATCTTACAATAGATAAAGAAAATTCTGGTATAACTTTGGTTTATGTAGATGGAACACAAGGTTGGAAAGGCACAGAATCATTTAACCTTAATGATATAGAAACACAACCTGCATATGTTACAGCTACAGGAGGAACAATAACTAATTCAGGTAATTTTAGAATTCATACATTTACAGGTCCAGGAACTTTTTGTGTAACTTGTGGAGGTAACTCAAAAGGTTCAAATGCTGTTTCATATCTTGTAGTAGCAGGAGGTGGGTCAGCGGGTAATAACTATGGTGGTGGTGGAGGTGGTGGAGGTTTTAGAGAAGGTAAATGTTCATCAAAAGATACTTATACAGCGAGCCCACTAGCTACAACTGGATTAGCAGTTACAACCCAAGCATATCCAATAGTTGTTGGAGGTGGAGCGACAGCGAGTACACCTAGTAATACAGGTAACAAAGGATCTGATTCATCTTTTTCAACTATAACATCAACAGGTGGTGGTTTTGGAGGTGGAGGTGGTGGTAGTCCTGCTGGACCAGGAGGATCTGGTGGTGGATCTAGTAATAATCCAAGTTCAGGAGGAACTGGTAATACTCCTCCTGTCAGTCCTTCTCAAGGAAATAATGGTGAAACTAGTCCTCTTACCAATGCAGCTGGAGGTGGTGGTGGAGCTGGAGAGGCTGGAGGAACTGATGGTCAAGCTTATGGAGGAGATGGGGCTCAAACTTCAATTAATGGGAGTGCAACATTTTACGCTGGTGGTGGTGGAGGTTATTCAAATGCCGCTGGAGGTGATACTCAACCAGGAGGTCAAGGTGGAGGTGGGGGAGGACCTTCTCCTGCTAATCCTTCTGGAGCTGGTGGAACTAACACTGGTGGTGGTTCAGGTTATTTAAATAATCCACCAAATAATTTTGCTGGAGGTTCAGGAATAGTAATAATAAGGTATAAATTTCAAAATTAATTATGACAAGTACAATTAAAGTAAACAACATACAAAACCAATGTGGTCAAAACATCATTAACGAGAATAGTAATACAATTACTATTGGCGCTAGTGGTGATACTATTGCTTTAGCATCAGGCGCATCACAATCAGGATTTGGTAGAGAAGGTTCTGTTAATTGGCAAACTGGCTCAATAAAAACAACAACTTTTACAGCAGTCAGTGGAGAGGGTTATTTTGTAAATACTTCAGGTGGAGTTGTGACTGCAAATTTACCAGCAGGTGTTGCTGGAGCAATCGTAGCTTTTGCGGATTACACAAGAAGTTTTGCTGATAATAAACTTACTATATCTCCTAATGGATCAGACAAAATTGGTGGTTTTAATACAAGTTTTGACGCAGAGGTAAATGGTCAGGCTTTAACTCTTGTTTTTGTAGATTCAACAGAAGGATGGATTAATGTTCAAAATGCGGAGGATACAGAAACAGGAATTCCTCCTTTTATAACTGCAACAGGGGGAACAATAACAACTTGTGGTAATGATAAAATTCATACATTTACAGGACCTGGTACTTTTACAGTAACAAAAATAGCAACTTGTTGTGCTGCAGTTAACAATTTAGTAAGTTATATGGTTGTGGCTGGAGGTGGTGCATCCAATGGTATAGGTGTTAACAACTCTTCTATGGGAGGTGGTGGAGCAGGTGGTTTTAGAGAATTAAAAAGCCCTTCAACTCCTGGATACACAGCAAGTCCATTAGATGGTTATCCATCTGCACCAAACAGAATTACAGTTACAGCTCAAGGTTATCCAATAACAGTTGGTGCTGGCGGAACAGGTGGAGTAGCTGGTTTAGGTAACCAAGGTTCAAGCGGAAGTGTTTCAACTTTTTCAACAATATCAAGTGCTGGTGGAGGAAATGGTTCTGGATATGAAAGTGGTAGTTGGGTTGCTGGTTCTACAGGTGGATCAGGAGGTGGCGGCGGGTATCCAAATCAACCTGGTATGGCAGGCAATACACCACCTACAACTCCTCCACAAGGAAATTCAGGAGGAAATGGAATAGCTAATCCAGGAGGTTGTGGTAGTGCTGGTGGCGGTGGAGCCGGTGGAGCTGGAGCTAACGCAACTGCACCACAAAATGGTGGGGCTGGTGGTATTGGAGCAGGAACAGCAATTAATCCAGCTGTTGGTACTCCGGGACCAAGCGGAAGTTTAAGATATTTTTCTGGTGGTGGAGGTGGAGCACCCTATCAAGTACCAGGCACAGTCGCTGGAGGTGCTGGAGGTGGTGGTAACGGAGCAGTATATCCACCGGGTGGCACTGGATCAAATGGAACAGGTAATACAGGTGGCGGTGCTGGTGGAACTAGTGGAACTCCTGGTAGTACTCACGCTGGAGCATCTGGAGGAAGTGGTATAGTAATAATAAGGTATAGATTTCAATAGGTAAATTATGAGTGAAATAAAAGTAAATAAAATTAGTCCAAGAACAGCGTGTGGTACAACCACATTAGGGGATAGTGGAGATTCTTTTGTTATTCCTAGTGGTGTAACAATTACGAACAATGGAACGCAGACAGGTTTCGGTAGAGAAGGTTCTGTTGATTGGCAAACAACTATTAAGACTGGTGATTTTACAGCAGTAAGTGGTGAAGGTTATTTTATAAACACAACTAGTGGTGAAATTACAATGACACTTCCATCTTCTCCTAGTGCGGGAGCTATTGTAGCTATAAAAGATTATGCAAATACTTTTGACACAAATAAATTAACTATTGCAAGAAATGGTCAACCTATAAGTGGTGATGCTCAAGATGCAGAAATTGTAACTGAAGGTCAAGCGTTAACATTGGTATATGGTGATGCAACAAAAGGTTGGCAATCAGTAGCAGCTGCAACTGAATCTGATTTACCTAAACCAGGTTTTATAACTGCAACAGGTGGAACAATTACAACTGTATGTACAAATTTTAAAGTTCACACTTTTACTGGTCCAGGTACTTTTCAAGTTACTTGTGCAGGTAACCCTGCAGGTGCCAATACTGTTTCTTATTTAGTAATAGGGGGCGGTGGTGGAACTGGAAGAAGTTATGGTGGAGGTGCTGGTGCTGGTGGGTTTAGAGAATCTAAAGCAGCTTCAGATAGTTATACAGCTAGTCCATTAAATGCAACATCAGGCCCAACATATAATTTACCGGTTTCTGTTCAAAGTTATCCAATAATAGTTGGAGGTGGTGGAACTAAAGCAAGTCCCCCTGCAGCAGCTACTAATGGTGTTAATTCAAGTTTTTCAACTATCACATCTGCTGGCGGTGGAGCTGGTGGTCATTTTACTCCTAATTCAGCTCCAGGTAAAGCTGGAGGATCAGGAGGAGGTGCAGCAGATGGTGCTTTTTCTGGAGGAGCAGGTAATACACCTCCAGTTAGTCCACCTCAAGGACAACCTGGAGGAAGTTCAACTCCTCCTGGTGCTGCAGCTGGAGGAGGTGGAGCAGCAGCTGCGGGAGGAAATACTGGAAGCCCAATGGTTGGAGGAACAGGTGGAGCTGGTGTTGCATCTTCTATTACAGGATCTCCAGTTACGAGAGCTGGGGGAGGCGGTGGTTTTGGTCAAGGTACTATTGGTCCTGGCGGAACTGGTGGTGGCGGAGCTGGTGCTCCTGCTGGAACAGCAGGTACAGCTAATACAGGTGGCGGAGCTGGTGGAGCTGGACCAACACCAAATTGTAGTACTAATGGAACTGGTGGTAGTGGAATTGTTATTATTAGATACAAATTTCAATAGTTGAATGATAATTAAAATTAATATATAAGGAGAAACATTATGGCACATTTTGCAAAACTAGGAGCTAACGGTAAAGTTATTCAAGTATTAACTTTGAATAATTCTGATATGCTTAACGCTGATGGTGTTGAAGATGAATCAGTAGGTCAACAATATTTAGAAACACATAATAATTGGCCTGCACAAATGTGGATTCAAACTTCTTACAACACATTTGGCAACCAACATAGAAATGGTGGAACACCTTTTAGAGGAAACTATGCAGGCATAGGTTATGAATGGGATGAAGATAACAATATCTTTTGGCCTAAAAAACCATATGCATCGTGGGTAAAAAATACTACAACTGCACAATGGGATTCACCGATCGGTGATGCTCCTGAATTAACTGCAGAACAAGAATCACAAAATGAAGCTGGTACACATAGATGGACTTATGATTGGAATGAATCAGGCCAGACTTGGGACTTGACAGATCAAAACGCATAGATTAAAAATGGTGGTGGTATGCAAAAGAAAGTATTAAGCGAACAAGCATTATATTACGGTGATGTAACAATGCCCAAAGATTGGGACATTGACCGAGATAAACTATCAGGCGACATTCTACAATCAGTAATTCAAAACAAAGATTTTCCGTTCTCACGAACTTGGGATATGTTAAATACATATATGCGAGATCACGTTGGTCTTGAGTATGGTGTAAATTTAATTAACAAAGAAACGTGGGGTAACATTTATAAACCTAGCGAAACTACAATTCCATTACTTAACATTGATCCAGTAGATTTACGTAACTCTCCAGACTTTACATTATTATATGGTGTAAAAGTCAAAGATTGTATGGTCAGAATCCATTTTGAAGATAACAGACGTAAAGGAAGAAGCTGGGATATACCATTGACTAATAATCAATTTATTATGTTTCCATCTACTAATATGTATTACTTGACAAATAATCAAAAGGATATTTTAAATTTCGTACAAACTATAACGTATGAATATATCTAATTATTATTGGTATTTTAGCGGTGTTCTTACACCTAGATTCTGTGATGAAGTTATTAAATATGCTAACGCACAAAAAGAAGAGATGGCACTTACTGGTGGTTATGGAAGAGAAAAAGGTGATAAACCATTAAATAAAGAAGAAGTAAAAGATTTAAAAAGAAAAAGAAATTCTGATTTAGTATGGCTCAATGATACTTGGATATATAAAGAATTACACCCTTATGTTCACGAAGCAAATAGAATGGCAGGTTGGAACTTTGATTGGGAAAGAAGTGAGTCTTGTCAGTTTACAAAATACAAATTAAATCAATATTATGATTGGCACTGTGATAGTTGGGATAAACCTTATCAAAGAGACGATGTTAATCATCCAGAACATGGAAGAATTCGAAAACTATCTATGACTTGTCAGCTAACAGATGGTTCAGAATATAAAGGCGGTGAATTAGAATTTGATTTTAGAAACTATGACCCACATATGAGAGACGAATCGAAGCATAGAGTACAATGTAAAGAGATATTACCAAAAGGATCTATCATTGTATTTCCTAGTTTTGTGTGGCATAGAGTTAAACCAGTAACATCAGGCACAAGATATAGTCTTGTGGTATGGCATTTAGGGAGGCCTTTTAGATAATGTTTATAAATCAATATTTTCCAACTACAATTTGGTCAGAACAAAAACCAGAGTTTGTAAAATCTTTAAACAAAGCATCTAATAAATATATTAAAGATGCAAGAACAAGAGAAAAAAAATTTATAAAAGAACACGGTGACTTTGGAAGATCATATCATTCAACACCACTAACAGCTGACAATGATTTTTTAGATTTTAGAAATTACATTGGTCAAAAGTCTTGGGAGTATTTAGATCACCAAGGTTATGATATGAGTTTATACACAACACTATTTAGTGAGATGTGGGTACAAGAGTTTGCTAAAAAAGGTGGTGGTCATCATTCAGCACACATACATTGGAACCAACACGTATCAGGTTTTTATTTTTTGAAGTGCAGTGATAAAACATCATGCCCAATCTTTCACGAACCAAGAACAGGTGCACGTGCAACTAAATTAAAAATGAAAGATCAAAAAGGTGTATGGGGTGGTACAGAACTTATAAACTTTAGACCCACACCAGGTACATTGATTATCTTTCCAGGATTTTTAGAACACGAGTTTAGTGTAGACTTTGGTATTGAGCCTTTTAGATTTATACATTGGAATATACAAGCTGTACCGAAAGAGATGGCTAAAGATGTTTAAAAAGAAAAAGTATACAGTTATTCGTCAAGCAATATCAAAAGATCTAGCATCTTTTGTTGCTAATTATTTTTTAATGCAAAAACAAGTTTATGATACTTGTAGAGCTACAAGATATATATCTCCGTTTGAAAATATTATAGGTCACTATGAAGGTAAGGATGAACAGATACCAGAAACTTATAGTCAGTATTCTAATATAGCTATGGAAACTTTAATGTTAAAATGTCAGCCAGAAATGGAAAAGGTAACAGGTTTAAAATTATACCCTGCATATACATATGCACGAATATATAAAAAAGGTGATATTTTAAAAAGACATAAAGATAGGTTTAGTTGTGAGATATCTACTACCATGAACCTTGGCGGTGATGACTGGCCAATATATCTTAGTCCAAATGAAAATGTTGGTGCACCAGATGGCAAGAATATTACAGCAGCTAGCAAAGCAAAAGGGGTTAGAGTAGATCTAAAACCTGGAGATATGTTAGTTTATAGAGGCGTGGAGCTAGAACATTGGAGAGAAAAATTTAAAGGCAAAGAATGCGTACAGGTTTTTCTGCATTATAACAATCGTAAGACCCCTGGAGCGAAGGATAACATGTTCGACAAGCGTCCACATTTAGGTCTTCCTTCTTGGTTTAAACGATGATATAATCTTTAGATGGGGGCAGTACACCACCACATACCTACTGTCCCCTTTTAAGGATTTTTATGAGTTTAGGATTTGACGCAATATCAGCATTACCGTTCGCTACAGCACAAACAGCTGGTGACGTACAGGTAGTAGTAAGTGGCAATCAATTAGATATAAATATTGGAAACTTTTCTATTTCAGCAGATTCTATTACAGAAATACCTAATCCAAATAGATTAACTTTAGGCCTTGGAACATTAACAATTACAGCAGATTCTAATTTTACTGCTACAGGTAGTCAGGTAACATTAAATACAGGCACGGCAGCAGCAAGTACAAGCGTTGATATTACGCCTTCTGTAAACCAATTGACCTTAGCTACAGGAAATGTTACAATAACTGCTAGCGCAAATATAGATCCATCTGGAGTGCAATTAGCTGTAGATA